CGCCATTTGTAAATACCACCTTTTCCTTTTCTAGCCATTCCTCGGCGAGAAGCACATATGCTCCCACCCAGTTTACGTTAATATATTGTTTGCAAACTTTTGGTTTGCGAGTTGTGGCAACAAATATCTTAGAACGATTATACTTAAAAAATAATAATGGTTCTTGTTCTCCTCCGTATGCCTGTTTAATTATCTTACTCCACCACTTGATAAATTCATTACTTCTACTAGTAAACATCTTATCGTTAAAGTGAGACTCTTTGTAATTCTTTACTTCTATGCAAAAAATATTGTGTTTGTGTGGAACATATATGTCTCCCTTCAAGTAGTGCAATGCACCACTCGCTGGGATTCTTTCAAATTCTAAATTCGTATGTCTACGGAGCATGTCTCTTACGAGGTATTCACCTCTTGCTCCCTTTGCTCTACTATCCGTCATATAAATAACTCATATTGTTTTTCTTAATTACTTCTATTTTAGAGAGCAGTGGGTGTGTCCATCCATGTGACACCATGAAAGTATTTAGATTATCTTCTCCCAATAATACTTCTACTACTTTCTCTTTTCCTTGCTCATCTAAAGCCTGTGTTACCTCGTCTAAGAACAATATGTTTATTCTTGACTTGGAGATACTTGCCATTAATTTTCTAATCGCAATAAGGGTAGCAATATTAACTCTGGCTAACTCTCCACTGGAAAGCGCTAGAATGTCTACTGGTTTACCATTATCATCTATTTCGACGTTTAACTTATCGTTATTGATTACAAATTGTAAATTAAATCTGCCGTCAGAAAGTTCTGCTAAATATCTGTTTGCCAACTCTTCTAAGTCTTTAACTAAGCTCTCAATCTTATACGCTAAAAGTCCATTTGTACTAAATGCTTTCTTTAATACTTCTAAGTATGTATTTCGTTCTTCTTCTACAATACACTTCTCTAGTACTTCTTCGAGTTGTTGGTTAAAGTCTTCTCTCTGTTCTGTTATAATACTTATTCTAGTATTATGTTTGTCAATTCTAGTATTCTCGTCGATTGCATCTTGCAACGTTACTCTCTCTACTTGAATCTTTGTTTTAAGAATAGTTATTTTATCTTCTAACTTATCTTGGTCTATAACTTGTGAAGGTAGTCTCTGATTAATACTTTTGTAAATCATCTCCCACTCATCCACCATATTATCTGCATGATGAAGTCTAGCATTATTCTCCTCTCCTTCATCTATTTTTTGTTGTACTTTCTTTATTTCTTCTGAGCAGTACATGGCTCTATCATGATGTTCGTCATACTTTGTTTGTACAAATGCTTTATCTATATCTTGGTCACAAGTTGGACACTCCATATTCTCACTATTTTTTAAGTTTTCGTACTTTTCTCTCATTCTTACTTCATGGGCAAGTTCTGATTTCCAAGTTCCTATTGCTTCTCTATGTTTGGAGATTTCTACTTTCGCTCCGTTAGATATAATATCCTGATACTTAGAAATATCTATGGTCTTTAATTCTTCTTTCCAATGATTATTTCTAGAGATTTTTTTGTTATTTTCAGAGATATTTGCTACTTCTATCATAAGTGAACGTAATTCTTCTTCGTCACTTTCTGATATTATTGGTAATGTTATTCTCGGAAGTACTTCCATATTCACGAGATCTTCATTCTCCTTAAGCCAATATACGATCTGATCTTGCTTACCTGTTAGGGTTGCAAGCTGCTGACTAGATAATCTAGACTCTTCTTTAAATAATTCAAAGAACTCTACATACTGGTCTAAGTTTAACAAGTCAATTAAGAACTTCTTTCTATTAGTATCAGTAGCAGTTAAGAATTGTAAACTAGCATTGGTATTTTGATACACTAACTGGGTAAAAGTTTTGAAATCAATTTTGATCAGCTCTTCTACTGTTTTATATGTATTTGTAGCAGTATGAGAGGATATATCTTCTCCTTCTTTATATAGCTTACACTTTATACCATTCTTTCTTACAACATCAATTTCGTACTCTACACCATCTACAGAAAAGGTTAGGTTAATCTTATAACCAGCATTTGCATACCTATTTGGAATGTCCGCTTTCTTAACACCCTTACTGTTCTTGTTGAATAATACTTCTTCTAAGATGAGGGGTATAGAAGACTTGCCAACACCATTCGTTCCTACTAATTGAGTAAGAGTGGAATCAGTTAAGTCAAGCTCTACATTCTCACCATACGAGAAGCAATTACTCCATTTCAACTTCTTTAGAATAATCACTAAATACTCCTAATATTTTTCCTATTTTTCCTACGTCTAATTTCATTACTTCTTTGAAATATAGACTCAATTCATCTTCTACTGTCATCTCTTTCTCTAGAGCTAACGTAGACTCTGTAGACTTTCTCAATAGCTTCTTGTCTAGTAATTCTGAATTTTTAATATTTGCTAATTCAGTTACATCTCCTTCGATCTCATAGATTGTATGGTCAAAGTCAGTTGCTATCATGTCATTTGGGTCTGTTACAGTCTTTCGGTAAAGTTGTGGTAGTTTAAATTCATACCATGTCCAACACCAATCAGTGTCAATTACTATGAAGCCTGCCTTTATCTTGTTCCTATGGAAAGATGTAGACATGGGACTTCCTGGATATACAATGTTTCTTTGAGTATTCTCATGAGCATGTAAGTCTCCAGCAAAGACAGTTTTATACTTCTCAAACCTTGTTAAATCTACTTCAGGTGTTACATGTGGAGGAATCTCCCCTCTTACATGAGTGAATAAATAGTCGGCATCTACACCTTCTATACTATTCTTTCTGTGTAAGTCTGCATACGGCAGAATTGCCCAGTCTCCTTCGTAGTATATTTCTGTAATCACAGTTACTAAAGGGTTTAATTGATTAGTAACTTTAATTAAATTATCAAAGAAAGTCTTATTTTTCTTTGTAGCTTCATGATTACCGTCATAAATTATCGTTCTAACTTTAGTACTCTTTACAAAGTCAAAGTACAATGTTAGCTCATCCATTGAAGGGACTCGATCAAACAAGTCCCCACCAATGATATGTGTTGTAATATTATGTTCCACTACAGCTTCCTCAATTTGCTCAAAGAATAACTTGTATCTACTACAAGCCCATGATGTTGGTACATTCTTTTGTCCAAGCTTTATATGCCAGTCTGCTGTGAATAAAATCATATTACGATACGTCAAACTCATCAGAAATATCACTATCGATGTCGCCATCAGCCTGTGTTATTTTCTTTAATAAGTCATGTTGTAGTTCTGGAGTTGGTCTTGGTAAGACTTCATCCATTGATTTTAAGTCTGCTACAAGCTCTTGTTCTGCTTCAGTAAGAGGTCTTGGTTTGCATTTTAATGCTTGTAGTTGATATTCAACGTTATAAGCATTTGGTCCTGTTTTCTTTCTTTTAAAGAATACATCCCATCCTGTTTCTGGGTCTGTAGGATCGCCTAGGTCTTCCATTGCCACAGTTAGTTGTTCAAATAATTTCTTCTTCAAGTTAAAGATTTTTACTTTGTTATCACCATAGTCTATGCACTGTATTGCATAAGACCAACCGCATTTAAGGTCGGTAAAGTAGTCCTGTACATGATCTTTTTCCTTTCTGTTGAAAGTCTCTGTATTTCTGTCGAAAGCTAAGCATTCCATAGGGATGTTCTTCCCATTTTCTCCTTTTACCCAATATACATATCTTGGTAGTAAATCACCCACTAGTCTTACGTGATGATCTTCTTTTCCTGTGTATGTGTATGAGTCAAGTTTGTCTTTCTTTGCCTCGCCTTTTGTTTGATTAAATTTTATTGCCATTTTAATTCCTTTAAGTCTCTGATTTCTTCAAATTTAAAGTGTATTTTGTCACCTTTAATTTCTAGTAATCTATTGTTTTTTATAATATCCTCACTCAGTGGGTACCTTATGAGGTCCAGTGTGGTGTCTTTTGTTGTCACATAGTGATTGTAACTACGGAAGGAAGCGACACCTGCATATTCCGCAATTTCTCTGTCGGAGAAAAATCTCCGCTGTATAAATAGTGCTTCAGGATTTAAGAGGTAGCTATGCCCACCCCATTTTTTAGTCCAAAACTTGAACTTGGGGTCGTAATAGTTTGATGGCGGTATTCTGTACGTTAAGATATCAAGAATAACCATGATGTCTTTGGTACTACCGTTTGTCTCTTTTAGAATCTTTTTCCAATTATACAATATCATATATTATAACAAAATTTTAAACTTGTGTCAAGCACTATTTTTCTGATCTACTTCGGTTACGAATTATAAAATTCGAACCTCATATCCCTGTTTCATGTAAAATCCATAACGAGCATTAGCTTGTTTGCTAGCAGTCTTTCCTCGTAAATGTATATCTACAACTACGGGCTGTCTCTTGCCTTCTTTTTTGCGAATGACTCTACCAATTAGCTGTGTAAGTAAAGGGTCGTTATTTATCGGGGTGGCCAAAACTAAGCAACTCAGTACATCTAAAGATATTCCTTCTGAG